CCATTTTCAAAACCATTAGTTATAGCCATTTCTTCACTAGGCAAAATCTGTATATTTAAAGCACTTACAGTTGCGTTTACTTGTTTTGTTGGGTTAAAAACATCAACATAAGTTTCAAACGTAGTGCCAAAAGTTACATTTAACTGAGTTCCCCCTAAAGCCCCTATAGCTATATAAAAATTATAAACTAATCCTGGAGCTGACGGCAAATTAAATGTAGTGTTAATGTTTGTTGCTCCTGTCGTTATATTAGCGGTTTGTTCATAAGGATTATCATTCATAGGTATAAAAACACCCCCTAACGACAACCAACCAAATCTAATAAAACCTGAATCTATATCAAAACCATCATCAGTTTGTGTAGGCATATTAAAAGTAAAATTTACGTTTACTTGCATATTACCCTCACTTAGTGTGACATCATTACCATCAAAATCTTCAGGCAAAGTAATTGTAGGCATAGGTATAGGATTACCAAAAAAAACACCGCCATAAAAAGGTTCTGTAACACTAAAAATATTATTTGGATCGTACACCTCACTAAAAGTATCTAAATGCCTTATACAAGTTTGATTAAATTGAACAGAGGGCGTAGCACTCATATCCATTCCTGTCCTTACTAAATCTGATGATGATGTATTAGTTAAATCTGCTTCAAAACCTACAAAAGCATTTTCTGAGCCTGATATAGTATTAAATAAAGTTTGCGTTCTAGTATTTTCAGTAGCTAGTGTCATAAACAATCTACTAAAAAAACTTGTATCACTTTGCGTTGTGCCATCTATACCTAAAAACGTACTCTTAATTGTATATCCCGCTTTTTGAGCAATTAACAAAAGCAGTCTTTGTATTCTTATAGCAGGTTTTAAATCTCCAACACGAATTGCTCCATTATAGCTTAAATCATTTTGAATATATAATGGCTTGTAAAACATTCTACTACTATATGGATTAAAAGTATGACCATGGTCTATAATAGGATACATTATATCATTTGTAGTACCACCATCAATTAAACTTAATCCTGGACTTGACCAACTTTTAACAACATTAGAGCTAGAAAAATAATGATTAAAAGACGTGTCTATAACAGGAATATCAGGATCGCTAGCACTAGGGTCTGTAAATACATCTCTTAGTTTTTTACTTTTTATATCAGTAAAGAAATCTGCCGTTTGACCAAACAAAGCAACTTCATATAGTCTAGCATTTAACATTATGGATTTTAACTGTATAAAACCTTTAAGTTGCGGTATGCTATCTACATATAATATTGCGTTAAATTTACGCTGTGCGTTAAATACTAAAATATCTAAATTAACATCAAAGTAATTTTCAAAAAACTTGTTGTTAGCGTTAGAAAAAGGAAGTTTTAAAGTTTGACTAAAACTAGCTTTTCTACTACTAGGATCTTTTAAATCTAACCAATTATAATTTATTATAACATTTGGATCTTCTTGTAAATCTAACTCAAATTGTGACAAAGCACTAGATGATGTTGTTTCACGTCTATATGCAACTAATCTTACTTTCATTAACTGTTTGTTCTAACTTTGTTTGCGTACTCTAAATTAACTGTGTATTGTATTTTTATTTTATCGTTTACGCTTGTTTTCTTAGTATAACTTTTATCAGTTATTATAACTGGTTTTACAATACCGCCATCTTCTAATATTTGCACGTTTACTGACGTAAATAATTCCTCTAACCATACTGCTTCATCTTCATTTAAATAATCAGAATTTATTACTAATTTTCTTTTAGCGTCTGTAAACAATGTTTCGTTACCTCTATCCCAATTGTTGTAGTTAAAAGTATTGCTAGTTGCTGAATCCCAATTACCTACAACTCTTGACATTTGCTCAGACGTTATATCAACGCTTTCAACTGACTTTAACCTAAAGTTCATATAATCCCAAGCTCCTAATCTATTACGCCAAGCTAATCTAATATTATCATATCTTGTGCAACTTTGGTGTCTATCATCTACTGTTGCTCCACTTCCATATCTATAAAAATAATATTTCTTAGTACACCTATCAGACGTGCTATTGCTTGTACTACCAAATATTGCATAGTAAGCCCAGTCTGCAATATTACTAGGTCTAGCAGCTGTTTTTAAACTTTGTGTTTCTAAATTTTTTGTTCCACAACCAAAATATAATAAACTTTCGCCAACTGTGTTAGTTTCAGATTCTAAAGAACCACCATTTGAATTTGTATTGTGAAAATCTATTGCTGAACCTATAATACTACCTGCACTATTGTAATATTCTATAAACATATAATCTAAATCTGCTCCTTGATTTATTAATGTTCCATTTTGTTTAAAACATATTGTCAGCTCATCTAAGTTATCTGAACTTGTACTAGAACCTCTAACAAATTGTACTGTAGGAGCATTTGTAAAAAAGCTGTGCGTATCTTCACTAGATGAACTGTTCATAAACAAGGCTAAAGGAAAGTTAGTTCCGTTAATATCTAAACCACCTACATTTGTTGCAGTTTTAGTAAAAGGAGTTGTAGCAGGTATAATATAACTATCAGCACTATCTTGTTGTCCTGTCATTGATGGATCTGCCGTAGCTGACGTTGCAGATTCTGTAAATGCCTTTACAGTTACTTTTGCTAATTGTCCTGAGTTTTGACCGAAAGGCTTTCCTGTATCTTGTATTCCTAAAGTATGAATGCTATAACTTGTGTCATTCTGATTTACTAATTGCGTTTCACAATGAGATTTTAGTATATGGCTTAAATCAAATATACCTACGTTTTGTTGGTTCTTATGTATTTTTAAAACTTGTATCTCTACTCCATTAACTTCTACTTTTAAAACATACCTAAATTTAAAACCATTATATGTAGCAGGAGTATCTTCTGTCAATATATATATTAGTGGTGTGTTTACTGCACTTAATAAATTTGGTTTCTGTGTTATCGTTGTTGCCATTCTATTTGCTTAAATTTATTTCTAATTCAGGTTTTTCTTTTATTTCTATTATACTATTTGCTTCATCTACCATAGCTAAAGACAAATCATTTTTTAAATCATCAATCATATCATCAAAAGGTTTTGTTATAAACCTAGTTCTTTCAATACCTTTTTGTTTTATACTTCTAGCTATTAAAAAACCTAAACTTTTATCTGTTATAAATCTTCCTTTTTTATTTCTACCTTTTAAGTTTTTTAGTTTAATCCACGGTAGTATAGCACTTAAAGGTGGCTGTTTTCTACCAAATCTAAATGGACTTCCTTGACCTCTTTTTTTACCACTACCTTTAAAGCCACCTGCTCCTTCTACTCCTTGATCTACAAACAACCAATAATCATCAGCATTACCAAAATCCATTTTAAACTTTACACCATTAGGAGTTTTTTCTATATCATAGCTCATCTCATTAAACAATGTTCCCTTAGCTCTTTTCTCTTTTTTGTTTAGGTTTGCTCTTGCTTTTTCTATTAGCTTACTTCCAAAACTACTTAATACATCTTCTATTGCTTTAAACTCTGTACTCATTATGAATCTCTGTTTTCATCGCTAGGTTCAATAGGAGCATTACATAAAGAATTAGCATTATTAACTTGCATTGTAAAAGTAGCATTCCAACCCGTTAGCATATTAGCAAATCTAACTGTAAATGGCTCTGCGTTTATAGGCATATTTAAAACAACTTCATTAGGTACATAGCTAAACTTTTTTCCACTATCTCCACCTGATGTTTGTACTGATAGATTCTGTCTAAACTCAGCTATAATATCTTGCATAACTTGTAGCATAGTATCCCAAACCTCATCTCTATTGCTTAAATCTTCTTTAATTAAACTCATTGTAAATACAGTAAATGTATAAGTCATTACACCTTTATCTATGTTAGTATTTCCTGGCTCAACATATAGTATAGGAAAATCTGATTGATCTAGCTTGTTTAAATCTACTTCATCAAGCATTCCACTATGGAAAGAGTTTATCAAAAAATGATTAGTTGCTATTGTGTTAAAATCGTCTATTATGTTTTTATATGTTATCATTTATGTTGATTATAATTGTTTCTTTCAATATTGCTTTTGTCTTGTTGATAGCTTAAATAAGTTAGCAACAATGTTATCTCTGTTTTAGTTACTTTTTCTATGTTTAAAATGTTATCGTTACTTAATCCAAATATCACGTTATACCACCCCCACTTACCTGCTAAGGTTTTATTTCCTTGTTCTTCTTCATCACTTCCATCGAATAATTGTTTAAATCTTCCAATAAGTTTGTCCCTAAACGAAAAAAAAAATCTATCGCAGATAGTGTTGTACTCATTGGTAAGTCCTTAAACTTATCTATCTCTAACTCATCAGGATCATAAGGCTTTACACTATAAAACTCGTTTACCTCTTTATCTATTTCTCTATATAAAACACTCATTACTTTATGTAGATTTTCGTTTATCTCTTTACCATACTGTTCAATATCTACAAACTCGCCCGTTGTTATTTTACTTAGATTAGGTATAAAGCCATATTTTTTGCCTTTAAACTCTAATCTTTTAACTAGCTTAGTTCTATTATCACTATTGACAAAACTGTTTATTTTATTTACTAAAATGTTTTTGTCTTTTAGTTTTATTTTTTTTACTAAGTTTTTATCTACCTTACAAAACAAAGCAATTATTTCATCATCTCTTGTTTTTCTTTTACTCTTTGCTATTTGCAAATATCTTTGAAATTCTGCTATTGTTATATCTTTCCATTCCGTAGGTACTATAACCTCAAATTTTTGTCTAGCCATTTGTTATAAATATAAAATTGTTGTTTTTGTTCATAATATATAATACTTACCACTATAGTTTGTTGTAAGTTTGTTTAGTGCAGTATATCTAACAGAATCTATAAGGTGGTCTAATTGATTTGTAGCAGGTTTGTTTATTACTTGACCATTCTTATCTACAAGCCATTTATAATACTTAAACTCATTTATAGCATTTACACTATTTTTTGTTATATGTATCTTGTATCTTCTAAGTACATCAATTCCCATATTAATACTGTCTGCTCCTTTTTTTGCAGGAAACATTGAAAACCCTAAACGCCTTATCTCCTCTCCACTTTTAGGCTCTGCTGAATCGTATATAATCTCTGTCTGTCTTGTTATATTAAACTCTCTTAACTTATTACCTATATCTTGATTTGTTAAACCTTTAGCGTATAACAATTCATTAATATATAAATCATCATTTAACTTGTATACTTCTGCTATTGCTGTAGGATCATTAGAATATCCAAAGTCCATACCTAAAGCTACTAAAATTGCTTCTGTTGGTATGTTGTTGCATATCTCAAATTGTCTAAATATAGTTTCTGTAGGTTGAGCCATATCTCCTAATCCGTATATCTGCCAATAGTTACTGTCTAGATTTTTTAATCTTTCTATTTCCTTTATTGTTTCTTCAGGCAAAAAAGGATTGTCTAAATATGTTGATTTTATAAAAGTACAATCATCTCTATTTATTACATTGTCGTAAATCCAGGAGTAAGGATCAGAGGGATTAAAGTCTAAATAAATTCTTTCTGTTGTTCTTAGTGTTAACTGTACCCAATCCTCAAAACTAAATTCATTTGCTTCATTTAACCAAACATAGTTCCTTTTACGTCCTCTAACTTTAGCGGGTTGATCTACACTAATAAACTCTATTGTATTTCCATTTAGCTTATAAGTTAGCTCTGACTTATTATGATTGTCAGGATTGTATAAATTGTGTGATTCTAATATATTAAAGAAATCTCTATAGGCACTAGACTTTAATGCAGGTAATGTTTTTCTACAAATAGTATATACCTTTCCCTTTGACTGTAATGCTTTAAGTATTATTAATTGTGCTAAACTAAATGTCTTGCTTGATCTTGTACCCCCTTGATTAACTACAATTCTTGTACTAGCATTAAGATTCTTTTGTAAAACTACTGTTCCCTTTAGATTCAATGATTTCAATTTCAATCTTTTTTATATCTTCTTCATTAGATGTTAGATTAATATTTTGTCTTTGTATATATCCTCTTTTATGTCCTTTGTGTTGTAGATAAAATATAATACTTTTTTCTTTTTCGTTTTCTATGTTTTTAAATAGCTTAGATTCTACAAAGTCTAGCTTTACATTATCAATTTCATCTACCTTTTGTCTAAACTCCTCATCTTCTTTATACCATTTATAGTAGCTACTTCTACTTATGCCTGTTCTATTACAAGCTGTTGATACTATACCTAAGCTATTTTCTAATGCTTGTATTAGTGTGTCTTTTTTTAGTGTACGTTCTTTTTTGCTCATTTTATTAAATTTAATTTATATTTTTTTTGCTTTTTGTCCAGTAAATTGTTCCCACCTTTCTATAATTACATCACAGTATTTATTATTTATTTCCATTCCATAACATATTTTATTAGTTTTTTCACAAGCTATTAATGTTGTTCCACTACCAATAAACAAATCTAACAATGTTTCAAACTTAAATCCACTTAGTATTTTTATTATAGCATCAACAGGTTTTGTTAGTGCGTGTATCTCTTGATTGTTTTTTCCTGATTCTATTACTGAGGGATAATATCCTTTTTCTGTAAATGTTCCCTGTGCATTATTACAATTAAATATAGTTTCATTTTTTTTTGTCCAATATGTAATAGTTTTATGCAAGTAGTAAGGAACTTTTTTATTCATTGTTGATGAAGGCACTTTTTGATTAAATACTAAGTCAAATCTAAAATTTAAATCAGAAACAGTATATACTTCAAAGCATTGTTTCATTGTTGACATTAATAATATATGCTCAATATTAGTAAAATTTATTATTTCATTTATTGGCTTAAATGTGTCGCTATACATTGGATCAGTAAAAATTAAATTAATACTATCTCCATTCATTAGTTTTTTAACATCACTTTTTTTTGTGCTATCTCCACACATTAATCTATGCTTTCCTAATTTCCAAACATCACCTAATTTAACTCTAGTTTCTTTTACTTCAGGTATATGGTCATCTTCTGTATTACCCTCTACTATTTTATCTATATTAAAGCCAAGTTCTACATCTTTAAATCCCCAATCTTTCAGTTCTTCTACTTCAAAATTATTTGCCAAAACATCTAAATCAAACTCTCCTGTATTTTTGTTTAGCCTTATGTTTAATTCTTTCTCATCTTCTTTAGATAGATTAACTCTTACTGTAGGTACATATTCTGCTCCTAATTCCCTCATAATTCGTAACCTTTGATGACCACCAACTACTGTATTATCTGAGTTTATTATTATAGGATCAACTAGACCAAATTTTTCTAATGAGTTTTTTAAGTCCTCATATTGTTTGTTAGTCATTCTTCTAGGATTATACTCAGCAGGATTTAGTTCTGATATTTTAACTTTTTCTATTTTCATTTGCTATGCTTTTTTTTATTTAATTCTTTTAGCTGATTGTTAAAGTTTTTATCTGTTTCTGCTTTTATATGACATCTTCTACATAAAGCTATTAGATTTTCTATAAAGTCTTTATTCTTTGATCCACCAATACCACGTCCTGAAAGGTGGTGTATATCTACCGCAACTGTACCACAAGCAGTACATAAAATTACATCATCTAAAACGTAATCGTGATAATTCATATATATCTTAACGTGTTTTTTCAAACCTTACAACTTTTTTCATATACCTTTTTCAGGTTATCTATTATTTGTTTATTACACGGACTGCAAGATTTCCAGGTTGGATTATTACCAAATACTCCTTTATACAAAGCATTAACAATAACTTTTTCATCTTTTGTTATTCTTTGGCTTTTTTCTATTACAGGCATTACTTCATCATATATCTTTATCTCATCTTCAGTAAACTGTCTAATGTTTTTAAAGTGTGGAAACATTTGATTTAGTTTTTGTCTGCGTTCTTCACAACCACAGTCATCTCCTAATACTTTTTTAGCTAATTTATCTATACCTGTTGCTTTAGTAAATTTTGCTATATCATCTCCTATTCCTTTTGATTTTGTCATAACTTTATAAATTTATATATAATGTAACTAATTATAGGTGTACTCATCATTATTGTAAATATGTTTAAATGAGGTTCTCCACATAATCCTAAAAAGTGTTTTACAAATTCTATCATTTTAAACTTTTTAAATAATTCTTTATATACCTAATTGACTTTCCTAATGTACTTCTATTTATTTTAGTTGCTTTACTCATTTTATTTAAACTATAATTTTCTTTATAGTATATCTTAAATACTTCTACATCAAACCAACTTAGATGTTTTAATTTTTCTTCTATCCACTGTAACCTATCTTCTTGTTCCTCTAACTGTTTCATCTTCTCTTTTGTTAAAGGTGCTTTAGTATAAATATAAAATTCTTTTAATTGTTTTTCATTATATTGTTTTCTATACTTTTTATGATACGGACTTGTATTACTCTGATATTGATTTAACATTATTCTAACTATGTAAAATGTTAGCTTTTTTTGTTGTATAATATCTTTAATTTTATTTTGATCTGCATTATATAAAGCTATAATTGTTTCGTGTAGCAAATCTTCATAATCAGGGTGTCTATTGCTAGTTATTCTTTTACTTATATCTAGCAAATTCTGATAACTTTTATCTAAATATTCATTTAGTTTATCCACAAGTCAGAAAATAATTTTACACCTGTATTTTTTAAAGCATTGTACTCCCACTTACCTAAAGGACTTATTTCTACTACTACCATTTGTTTGTATTGATCTTGTATAAAGTCAATCTTGTTTAGTATGTATTCATCTTCATCAAATATTGTCTGTGTTTCTTTATGTATGTAAACTTCATTTGTTATACCTCTATCTACTTCAAATAAAAAATATCTAAAGTATTGGTCTTTTGTTCTTATGTTTTTTGGGGGACTGTGTTTTTTTCTCATATCGTTTTAATATATTCTGTAAATACTTCTGCAAATTCTTCTAAAGAGTAACATATTACTGCTTTATATCCTCTTGCATTTAAATTGTCTATCCATTTTTGTTGGTATATGCTAGGTTTATTATATCCTACTTTTAGCTCTATCATTAAACCTTTATACTCTGCATTAGGTTCAAATATTAATATATCAGGCACACCTTTTTTATAATGCTTTTTAACTAATGCTTTTTGCTTATAGTTACCCTTACCTAAATATACACCACCTAATGTAGATGTATATAAAATAAAAGGGTAGCAGTCAAGTAAAGCTACTATGCTATTGTGTAAATCTTGTTCTTTCATTTAAATAATCCTATTTGTTCAGTTTTATTTTGTTTAATATCTATTAATGTTTGCAGTATTGTTTTACCCTCTGCATAATCAACTAAGTTTCTTGCTATTTTATTTATTCTTTGTTTACCTTTATATTTTCTAAAATCAAAATCGTGAAATTCACTTAACTTCTTTATCTCATCGTTTGTCTGACATAATCCCTTAAAAGTTCTACCTTTTAAATCAGTTGGTAATCTAAAATTTGTCCAATACAAGTGCCTACCTC